TCATTGCAGCTTTAATCTTCATTACGCCAACCCTCTCATTCTATGGGTTTCTGGCATTAGACTGTATACTGCGAACGAAGTAGCGTCAGTCATTGTACAACTGTGTCTAGTGTTTCTATATGTACCACCTCTCGGTCTAAACCTGAATTCACCTCTAAAGTGTTTCTTTATTAGGGGTAAGTATTTCATGGGAACTCCTTTCCAAACTGACTGTTCATCAGCAGGCGACCTATAATCATTTAATTTATTTAACATATTCATTGCAGCTTTAATCTTCATTACACACTCTCCACAGTATAATACTCATGAGTTAATCGAATACACTCGACTGTTGCAACACCTATAGGTGATGATGAAGATGGTGTAGATAAGATTAAACGCTGACCAATGGTCATCTTTGTTATATCAACACCTCTAAACATGTTTGAAACTGTACCGATTTCTAATGTCATATTTCTCTCTCTTCTCAATTCTATATAACCATTATAACACTACTAGGAAGCAATGTCAAGGCTTATTTAGCATTATTTCAATAATTTCATAATCTTTACGACATCATAAGTACCTGATGCACACCAAGAGCGAAACGCAGAGCATTCCTTACCTGTAGTAGCACAATCATCGTAGTTAGGACATGTAGTACAGGGTAGTACCATCTTATTCTCTGGGCCTGGTATAGATTCTACCTCTGAGGCATACTCTCCTGCAATACCTCTACCCATATAGTTCTCAGAATCAACCCAAATGTTCATATTCATATTCTATGCTCTCTTATCTCATTACAAAGCTATTATAACATAGCTCAGAGATAGTGTCAAGGGCTTTATGCTAAATAAATGAAATTAATTGATTATTCTGAGGTTTTCTGAGATATTCTGCGTGTATGTGAAAATAAAGCTGATAGCTAACAGACACTAATCACATCAACTCTATGTTTATATGAGCCTTTTTTAAATGCTTCCGATGCGTGGGGAATAGTGGGGAAATCAGAGTAAGCACTAACATTATCCAAAGAAAGCGTCTAGTGTTCCTACTCCCTCTCTATCAGTCTTCTTCTTAGCATAATTTGCTCTCAGTTAAATCTGTTCCACACTTATAAAACTTTACATCAGGAAATTCCTTTTGTAATATTTTAATACGATCTCTCGCTTTCCTTAGACAATCTTCGTATTCTTCTGGAGTCATGTTAGCACGATATGCTTTATTAGCTAATGCCGCTATCTTTGGGTCTTTATTTGCTTCACTCATCTTCTGTTTTGTTTCTTCTGAAAGTGTTTTCAGCCCGCGAACTCGATTATTCTTGGAGATATTACTCAAGAGAAAAAGTCTTCTAAAGATCCTTGTGTGCCATAACTTTTATCTACTAACCAACCTATGGTAGATACAATCACATTCAAGGGATCAATGAATGATTTCTCAAACTGTGTATCATAGTCTACCATCTTGTGTAAGTCTAGTTCTTTTGGTAGGTTTGTAATAAATGAGAAAGCACTACATTGATATAGATTAGGTTGTTTTAGATTGATAAACTTAATCTTATCACCTTCTTGTATGTAAGGATACTTACGACCTAGTTTATTCTTTTTGATAAGATGATTGTATAGTATGGCACCCTTACAATGTATAGGAGCTCCTTTTGCAAACATTTGATTTGTATCAGCGAATTTGTCTAATCCATTGACTGATCGTGGATATGCAATCTCCTCTGGAGAAAGGTTCATAAACTCTTCTCGGAATGTTTGTATAAATGTATTGAGTTCTTTCTCGTTTCCATTCATAATGATTGATAGAGCTTCTCTAAGTTTTGCACGAACAGGTGCAGGAGTAGATGACTTTACAACCTCTAATCCCATTACTTTGAGTTTAGCCTGTTTATATTGAACACCCTCTGAATTGTGTACGTTCAACACATAACGCTTCTTAGCAGTCCATATACCCTTGTCAGCGATGACTTCTCGGGCCATCTGCATCTTTTGTTCGTAACTGTTTACATATTGATGCAAGTCCGTATAACACTTGTCCATAAATGGTTCAATTTTATTCTTAGCCACAGAGTCAAGGAAGGCGACAATCTTTTCAGTGTTTTCTCCGTTTGAATAGACCTTATTAACAAGTTCGTCAAAAACAACGTACACCGAGTCCGTATCACTTGCAATAACGTAGTCTTTGTTATCAGTCTTAAGCAACTTATTAAGATATTGATTAACAGCACGCTCAATCCAACGAATAGCAAGCTGACCACTTGTAGTAATTGCTTCAGCAACCAGAAGGTCATAGTAGCGAAAGTATGCATTCCCGATTGCACCATAGACACTGTTAAGTGATATCTTCTTGGCCATCTGAATGTTGTTATACTTTGATATATCTTTGAGTAGTTTGGGGTCTTTAGTGTTTTCATAATCTTGTTGTGCCTCTAACATAAGTTTTTTGAATTTTGACCTATCATTATACATCGACTGCATAAGTTCTGGAAGGAAGCCTTGTTTGTTTGTCTTAAACAAAGCACCATTTGGTGTCAGTGTTACTCCTTTGAGAATAGAAGTATCCACTTCTTTGTTGAGTAGTTTATCTACAGACATGTTTGGAACTTTTTCTTGTGCAACAAGAGTTTCAGTAGATATGTTGTATTGCATAATTAAATGTGGATACAATGAGTTAAGGTCAAATGACATAACCCATTTGTGCATACCGACCTGTGGGTCTTTTACATACGCCCCTTCAAACTTTTCTGCTTTAGAATTGTGTTTCTTTTGTGGAATGACAATATTCTTTTCACGCAGATAGTTGTAAATGAGAATATCCCAATACTTGGTAGAACCTAGTACATCCATGTAATTGACCTTTGCATCATAAGCCATAGTCAAACATAGTTCAATGAGTTTCATCTTGTCTTCAAGTCGATCAACGATTTCCACATCCATGATGTTGTATTCGATAAACGATTGAAAGTCTTTTTGATACCACTCACTAAATGTTTCATAAGGATTGCCGTCCTTACGATCACCTAGTTCAACAAATGCAATGTGGTCAAGTCGATATGACTCTTGTGCAGTATAGGTAAACTTACGATAGAGGTCAAAGTAGTCTAAGTGAGAAACACCCTGTATATCAAATACCTGATGCTTACGACCCATCTTGAACACTTCTCTAGAGAATACACTTCTCCAAGGCGATAGTCGTTTGACCTCATCTTCTCCACACAACTTTTCAATACGATTGCATAGATAAGGAATATCAAAGAACTCTGTGTTCCAACCTGTAATGATATCAGGTTGATGGCTTTCCCAGAATGAAAGGAACTCTTTGATTAGATGTAGTTCATCACTACATTCAACATAGGTCACATCATCTCGGTCATTCTGGAATTTACCTACACCCCAAACAACAAACTTTTTACTCTGGTGGTTTTTTACTGTGATGGATAGAAGTGGTTCTACAGCTTCTTCTGGACTTGGAAATCCATTCTCACATTCAACTTCAATATCAATTGTGACAATAAGTATCTGGTCAACATCATAGTTTATTCTGTTGGGATACTCATCAGCAATATAGTTATAGGAATACATGGTACTACCATGAACCAATTCTGGTTGGTTCTTGTAGTTTTCAACCCACTCTTTTGCTTCTTTGATTGTATTGTGTTGGATAGGTGTTACATACTGTCCTTTTAGTGTTTTCCACTCTGTAGGAGAATTGACAGGAGCATAAAGTGTTGGCGAATATCTGACTTTACGACAGACACGTTCGCCATTTACTACTTCACGCAACAGTAGGGAATTACCCCATTGAAGAATATTTGTATAGAATTTCATTATGTAATAATACCACCTTTAGGGGTAAATGTCAAGAGTATGTGTGTAATTATAAACTTTTACTTATTGAGAAAATTCCAGAGCTGTCACACCAATCAGTATCCCAACAATCTTTTTCATCAAGGTCAGTATCGACAAAACTAAATGCAAGGTCTAAACCATAAAAAGATTTAGTGAATGTAATAGAGTAGTCTGTGTAGTTATCTTCACCATTAGATAAGAATGCTTCATTTGCATCATTAACATCATTATCGGTGCTAGAATTACTGAAATCATTGTACCCAACATGAAAACTATAACTCCAACCAGCACGAAGTTCTAAGTCGTAATCAATATAAAAATAGTTGAATTTACCTGTTTCTTGCCAGTAGTCATCAGAAAATGCATAACCTACAGTTAAATCTTGGTATCCAACACTTCCATATACTTCTACATAATCAAGGTCACGATCTTTGTTGTATCCTTCACCAGAAAAATTAGTAGCATCAGCAGTTGGATAGTCATAGTAAATGACACCAATGTCATAAGAAAGAGCTTCTGTAATACTCCCACCATAACCAACATAGTAGTCTAGTTCCATTGCAGGATTTGAATTTCCTGTCAGTTCAAAATCCACTGTTGAACCCCAAGTTCCCACATAAATACCATTCTCAAAGGCAAGATCAAATCCCCCTTGTAGTGCTGGGCCTGTGTCATTTTGTGAAATCCCACGAAATTTATAGTCAGTTGTCAGTGTGATATTTGCTGATGTTTCAAGTGATTGTGCTGTTGATGGTAGTGCTAAGACTACAGCTAATACCATTGTCGCTGATATTGCATGTTTATAATAATAATTCATATTTTTTCCTTTTCATTTTTTATTTTTGTTAAAATTTCTTCGTTCACCTGTAGGAATATTTCCAGTTAAATTCATAAGATAACTATCTACGATAGCCATAGATCGGTGACATAACTCAGGATGTGCTGGATATTCTAGCAACATCATCGGGATGCCCACTCGCCAACTACGATAGTTTCCACTGTAAGGATTGTGTTCCGACATAACATATCTCCTTTAAAAAATAAATTACCATTGATGAATACAATTAGCAATAATACATATACAAGTTATAATGTTAAGTAATGCCCAAGATGTTCTTATATATGCAACTTTATCTGCAT